TGCTTCTAGCACGAAATTTGTTCAAAGCACGGTCAATGGCAGTGTTATAATGGGCAGGGTCTAGCTCTACATCTACCATGCCATCACCTAGCATCAGTTTGCAATAGTCTATTACTTGTTGGCGTTCGTTTTCGTTCTCAGTCATATCAATATTTAGCTTATAAATACAACACTATGCCACGCTTATCACTCTACAAACCCGAAAAGGGCAATGATTTTAAATTTTTAGATCGCACTATCAACGAGCAGTTTCAGGTTGGCGGAACTGACATATACCTGCACAAATACCTAGGAGTGGTAAATCCCTTAGAAGGAGAAAGCAGTCCTACTAAACCAGCAAATGCTGCCGAAGCAGGAGAGCTAGGCATTCAAGACGTGTTGTTCATGGAAAACAGAGATCGTCATTACGATCCAGATGTTTATGTTATTCGTGGAATTTATACATTACAGGACATTGATTTTAATCTAAGCCAGTTTGGGTTATTTTTACAAAACGATAATATCATGATTACATTCCACTTACGTGGAACATATGATTCTATTGGTAGAAAAATCATGGCAGGAGACGTCATTGAACTGCCACACCAAAAAGATGAATATGCATTAGATGACAGATTAGTGGCCTTAAAAAGATTTTATGTAGTCAGCGAAGTTACACGCCCTGCTAGCGGATATAGCCAAACATGGTATCCACACTTATTACGTGCTAAATGCTCACCGTTAGTTGATACACAAGAATTCAAAGAAATCCTTGATCAGGACAGCGGTGCAGAAGATGGCAGTACACTGCGAGATCTATTGTCTACGTATCAACAGAACATCGATATCAATGATCAAATTATAGCACAGGCTCGTGCAGACGCTGAAAAGAGCGGATATGAAACTAATCAGTTTTATGTAATTCCTAGAGATGAAACAGGTCTAGTCGAAGTTGAAGATGTAGCCAACGGTGAAGTCGATGTAAGTTCAGATGCATTAGATGCCAGCGCAGTCTTATCAAGTCCCACTAAAAATTATTATGTAGGCTACTTAACCGGAGACGGTATTCCGCCAGATGGTGCACCATACAGCTTTGGCATAGCATTTCCAGGCAGTGCTATAAAGGGAGAATTTTTCTTAAGAACTGATTACTTGCCTAATAGGTTATTCCGTTATGATGGCAAAAATTGGATTAAGTTTGAAGATAACGTTCGTATGACCACAAGTACATTAGGTGAAACACAGACTAATGATCCACTATTAGTGAGACGAAAAATGAAGGCTAGTTTTGTTAATAACACCACAACTGCAACCATAGGTGGAGTAGTTGTCCCAGAACGTCAGGCATTGAGTCAGGTATTAAAAGCAAGGGCAGATAATTAAAATGCATATCTGTAAACAACTTAAGGGGGCTTCGGTTTAACGCCGACTGTACTAAATCGGATTATTTTTATGATGGCCAAGTACGTAGATACTTGACACAATTTATTCAGATTATGAGCAACTTTGCTTATAAAGATGCCAAAGGACAATTGGTTCGAGTCCCTGTTCGCTATGGTGACATGACTAGACAAGTTGCTCAAATACTTAAAAAGAACAGTGAGAATACAATTCCCAGTGCGCCATTTATTGCCTGTTACATTAAAGACATGCAATACGATCTTACTAGGCTACAAGATCCTACCTTTATCAGTAAGGTGCAGATTCGTGAGCGAGCGTTCGACGAAGATAACAATGAATATCTAAACGTACAAGGCAACAACTATACCATTGAACGTATAATGCCCAGCCCCTATAAGATAACGTTCTCAGCCGACATCTGGTCAACAAACACTGAACAAAAATTACAGATATGGGAACAGTTAGTTGTATTCTTTAATCCTAGTTTTGAAATACAAACCACAGACAATTACATTGATTGGACTAGTTTATCAACCATAACATTAGAAAATCAAGTATGGAGCAGTAGAACGGTGCCTCAAGGTGTCAATGAAGATATAGATATTATGACTATAACTTTTACTGCACCTATATGGATCACACCGCCTGCCAAAGTTAAAAAGTTAGGTATTATTACTAAAATTATTTCTAACATATTTGCTGAAACTATACAAGGTACCATCAGCACAGAATACAGTGATGTAAATGCCGCCGAAATGTTCCAGGGTGCAAGTCCGGATGCTACTATAACTGTAACACCCGGAGATTTTGATCTATTAGTGCTTAATAATGTGGCAAGATTAATCCGCGCCAACGGTCAAGGTGATGGCATAGATGTTGCTAATCCCAGTAATACATCTGCATGGACTAGATTATTAGATTTGTATCCAGGAAAATTTAGAGCAGGTTTAAGTCAATTAAGATTTACACAGCCCGCAGGCAATGATGTAATTGCTTATATTAGCTTAGATCCCAGTGATGAATTTGCCATGCGATTAAACATTGACCCAGATACAGTTCCGGGAAATACCATTATTTCAGGAAGAGGAACAGTTGATGCTGTTATAAATCCAGAAACATTTAATCCTACTGGAGTGGTTGCAGGTACACGGTATATTATTTTAGAAGATATTAATGTAAGCAGTGAATACGGACAGCCAGGCTTTGACGGACCTGAAGCATGGAAAAATACAGATGGTTCTGATTTTCAAGCATACGCCAACAACATAGTTGAATGGAATGGAAACAATTGGGGTAGTATATTCGATTCCACAGCCGTTACGGAAGTAACTTACATAACTAACTCATATACAGGAACACAGTATAAGTGGAACGAAGGTTCCTGGAGTAAGAGTTATGAAGGTATCTACGAAGCAAGGCTATGGCGACTAATTCTCTAAATCAAGTTATATGCAGTGGCGGAATATTTCTCGCTAAAGATACTCGTCGATTTTTATTTTTACTACGAACACAGGGCAAGACTGCTGGTACTTGGGGACTAGTAGGTGGTAAGAAAGAGCCCAGTGACAACACTGCCTACGATGCTCTAACAAGAGAAATTCTAGAAGAAGTAGGCAAGACTCCTATTATTAAAAAAATCATTCCCTTAGAATTGTTTGTCAGCAATGATCAACATTTTCAATACAACACCTATGTGCTGTTAGTTGATCGAGAATTTACGCCAACTCTCAATGAAGAACATTCTGGGTATGCTTGGTGCGATTATGAAAACTATCCCAAGCCCTTGCACCAGGGCGTTAAGAACTCTTTTACAAATAAAATTATTAGAGCTAAACTAGAATTGCTGTTAGATTTAATCTAACAAATCTACGTTAAATGCGTAGGTACCAAGATGATGCAGTTCTTGACTTAGTGCTGTATCAACTTTAATAGTATATCCTGCGGCATTGATTTTTTGACATAGGTACATGTCTTCCCCTAGGAAGTCATTAGACTCAGGACTCCATTGGAAGTCAAACCAAGGCTTGCTGAGTTCTTCAAAGATGCTGACTTTGGTTAATATACATCCCATACCAATACCTTCAATGGGCACTAGCTCATCTTGCACATCAAACGATAATGGATTCTGCCAATCTCCTATGGTTTCATAGGCAACACCTTTGTAGGGTCTTTGTCTACGAACATAGTTTGCGGCCACTACTGGTTCGTTATGCTTTAACAATCTAACTGCGGTAGTGGCAGGGAAGACCATATCGCTGTCTAACCATAACGCATAGTCTGCACCTAATTCAACTGCCGCTGTGGCCAGTCGTTCACGTTGCGTTAGTAAGATTGTACTAGCATCCATAAACACATGAGTGTCTATGTCATTCATAGTATTGAACTTAACTAATTCAGCTAGGGCAAGTGCATGGGCAGAGTGCAATGTATCCCGTGTGGGAATTAAAACTGCTAGTTTACCTTTTTTGCTCGACCAACTACTTGATGCAAATACTGATTGTTTTTTCATGCGCCTGCGACATCCATACTAAGTGTTTCGCCTTTGACAACCAAACCTTGCACGGCATTGATTAAGTCTTGGGTACGTTTAGCACATAGTATAAAGTCATTAGGGCTGAGTTTGCAAGCGGTATTCATAGTTTCGAAGTTTATTTTTCCGCCAGTTAAGATTTCGATGGCACTGGTTCTGGCCAAGTTTTCAATAAATGAATTCTTAGCATCTTCTTCAGTTCTGTCTATTAATTCTAGACAATCTTCTTCTTCCAAATCTGCTAGGAGTTCTAACAAATACGTTAGTTCTTGCTGTTCGCTGATTCCAGCTTTGGTTTTTAAAGATTGTAGATCTTGAATTCTAGTTAGAAAACTTACTAGAGTTGCAGGGTTTGAAGTGCGATCGTAGTAGACAACGGAGTCTAGTTCCCATTTGCTAGGGCTAGAACTTAGTTTTGATAATATGTTTTTAATTTGTGTGGTTTTCATGGTTTATCCGAAGGAGCCCGACTTATTGCCGAACGTAGCAGAGAGTTTAATTGGGGTACCAACAGCTTGTCCAATACCATATGTGCCGTTATTACCCAAAACAGCACTTAACTTGATATTCTGACCACCAGACGGCGCATTGCCTGCGGCACCTGGGTCATTGTTAGTAAAAACTTTGTTGACCCGTCCGAATGATATCTGCGATCCTGTTCCTGGTAATGTTGCCATAAGTCTCTCTGCGGCCCTTTATTTAACGGCCTGTTTTCCTTACTCCATGAAAAATGGTTATACTCTATTTATTAGATTCCGTACCTAGTTCTTTGTGCGTTAAAGTTCTGCTGTACTTCTGCGGCTGATAATGTTCGATTGTAAAGTTGAACATTAGAAATAGTACCTTGAGTAAAATCTCCACCATTTCCTGTTGCAAAATTTCCACCAATGTGTACACTACCATTAGGGGGAGTGTACGGGTTCCATTGCGAGCTTGTTCCAACTAAGACACCGTTCTTATATAAAATCATAACTCTTGCAACATTGTCTATAACACACGTTATGTTCATCCAGGTATTCAATGCATTTGACACTGTTACAGTATACCCCAAGTATGCACTGTTGTACATAAAAAAAGTAACTCCGGTCGTTTGCCACTGTATTGTCATACCCGTGTTTCCACCGTTGTTCCAAAGTTCGCTATATCCGTTAGGACCAGTGCTGACAATATTCACCCAGCCTGACCATGTTTGATAAGGATTTTGAAAACGTGTGTTAGTATTTGCAGAAATGTTTATATAATTTGAATTGGCACGAACAAAACTAAATGTACCATCACTGGCGTACGTCAAACTATTTGTGGTGATTGTGTTATTGTTTGTAAGGTCGGTAATAGCCTGTGCAGTGGATCTAACTCCATTCGATTGTGTAATAAATGGTGAAGCTACGCTGCCCAGTTCATATTGTGATGCTGTTACATATACTGCACCATTTGTATTGTAGCACATTGCTACGTTTCCGTAATTACTAGGAGAGTTAGTAACAGGGTCTTCGATGCGTGTCCATACGCCTTGGGGAATAAACTGTTGCGTTCCGTAGTCCCACGGATTCCAATGTTGTCCAGCACTTACCCATGTACCGGACTCTAAATAAACATAAGCAGAATGAGTGTATGTTCCACCATTGACTTGATCTACAGTTGCAGTATATAAAATCTGTTGCGAGTCATTTCCGTCAAGTGAAGTAATTTTATATATAGGATAACCAGTTATTGGTGGCGGTATTGGCGGAGTAGCATTGCTAATTTTTGTAGAATTGTAACCGTAGTCATATGTTCCAAAACTACAGGTGTTAGTAGCAGGTTTTCCCCTCCATGACTTTTGAGCATTTGACATATCATAATCAAATACTAGACCGTCAGTCTGAATGCTAGGACCAGAAGACGCACTCATACCCCGTATCTACCTCTTAATGCGTTAAAGTTCTGCAGTATTTCAGTTGCTGATAATGCACGGTTGTAGACAGCTAACAATGATAATCTTCCTGCCATATATGCTGCGCTGTCACTTCTCCTAAAGGTATACATCGGTTGTGTAGACGTTGCAATCGCGGCTGTAAATGCTCCGCTGTTTACTAACACTCCGTTGGTATAAATTCTAGCAAAGGCTCCGTCAGTAACCCATGTCATATAATACCAGGTATTTAAACTTAATTGATTTCCACTGACAATCAGTGCGCCGTTAAGCCAGAATTGAGGAATTCCACCTGATGTTGTATCATATGCCAGTTGTGAAACACCGCTCCACATGTGCAGCACCCCGACATTCCCTGCGGGATATGCAGTTATATAAACCCAATATGCTCCAGTTGTAGTTGTCCTCCCACTAAACAGATTTGTAGAATTAGTTATATAATTACTTGTTCCATTAAACGCAATATAACCGCCATTCGCAGAACTATAAGTTGGTCCGTCAGTTAATGTTCCTGAATTAGTATTACCACTTAAATCAAGCCAAGTTCCATTAGGTGTAAATGTAGTACTGCCCACTGTGGTAAATGAGTGTATAGTATAGCCACCAACTGACGTTATTGTTCCACCTGTGGCTCGGGCGGGTCCGAAGTAACGTACTATAACAATACCTGAACCACCAGCGCCACTGTTTTCATTATCGTGATTAGCACCATTTCCACCGTGTCCTGTGTTAGATGGACAAGGATCTTCCCCAGTCTCGGTTAATTTTTTTGTTGTTCCGTTTTGTGTAGTTGGCAGTGTTGATGAATATCCATTGGCTTTATCAAATCCACCTGCGCCACCTGCCGCATAAGTTGTAGATGTCCCAGATATGGTTGAAACAAAGCCTGCACCGCCAGATCCAACATTCCCCGAACTTGCATTTCCAC